AAACCACAGTTGTTGAATACGCCAACCTTGAGCACGGCTCGACCAGCCTTGCCTCTCGCGTCGGCAATCCCCTCCCAATCGTCTGACCAAGGAGCCCAATCATGGGAACCACGAACTTTGACACCGTGGCCGTCGCCACGGCCCTTACCGTTGGCGGCGTCGCTGTTGCAACCGGAGGCCAACGCGTCGTCGGCGGCGAGATCGCGCTGGACGGATCGAACCCCACGCCAATCACGACCGGCCTCACCACCATTACCGGGGCTGTCGTCTCACTGAAGGGCACGGCCGCGCCCGGCGCGGGCACGAGCGCGCTGACCTACGGCGTGTCGGGCGGAACGCTCAACGTCTATGCATGGAAGGTCACGGCGACTGGCGATGCAACGCTGATTGCCTCGACCGGCACTGAGACCATCGGCTGGGTCGCGGTCGGAACCTAACCATGCCCGCGCTGAGTAACGCGAGACATGAGGCGTTCTGTCAGGCCCGCACAAAGGGCATGTCGATAGACGACGCGTATGTTGAAGCGGGGTTCAAGGCGAACAGGGGAAATGCGGCGAGGCTGAACGCAATTGAAAGCGTGGCCTCGCGCGTCAAGGAATTGCAGGAAGCGTCAGCCGAAGTCGCGACGGTTACGGCGGCCGACCTCAGCGCGCAGCTCGAAGACATCCGGATCAAGGCCATCGCCTCGAACCAGCTTGGCGCCGCTGTTCAGGCCGCAATGGGGCGCGCCAAGCTGCACGGGCTGATCATCGACAAGGCTGAGGTCAAGGACGTGACGCCGGTCGATCCCGAACAGCGGCAGGCTGAGATCAACCGCCTGCTGGCAAAGCGTGGTCGGCATGTCCGCGCTGTCGGATGAGGAAGAGGAGCGGCTTTACCGGCTGCTGGTCGACGAGGACACCTATCAGGCCGGGCGCAAGCTGTGGACCTACTATCCTGACGAGGGGCCGCTAAGGCGAGAGCTGTACGCCAAGCACCTTGAGTTCTTCAAGGCCGGTAAGTCCTACGACGAGCGCGCCGCGATGGCCGCCAACCGCGTCGGCAAGACCGAAGGCATCGGAGCTTACGAAGTCACGCTGCACCTGACGGGGCTTTATCCCGACTGGTGGGAAGGGCGACGCTGGGATCGGCCGGTGAACTGCCTCTGCGGCGGGGACACGGGGACAACGACGCGGGACATTCTTGTCGCCAAGCTCTTAGGCCCCAAGGAGGCGAGGGGCACGGGGATGGTTCCCCGCGAACGGCTCGGCAAGCCGGTTCCGGCCCCCGGCATTCGCGACCACGTCGATTACGTCAAGGTCAAGCATGTGACCGGCGGCTGGAGCACGCTTCAGTTCCGATCCTATGATCAGGGGCGGGAAGCCTGGCAGGGGACCGAGCGCGACATCGTCTGGTTTGACGAGGAGCCGCCGGAGGCGATCTACACCGAGGGCCTGCTGCGCACCATGACAACGCGGGGCATGGTCATCGCGACGTTCACGCCGCTGAATGGCCTGACGGACGTGGCGCTTAGCTTCATGCCTGAACTGGCGCCTGCCGCATGAGCAAGTGGTGCATCGGCATCACCTGGGACGACGTTCCGCACCTTACCCCGGAGGATCGGGAGAGGTTGTGGGATTCCATACCGCCGCACCAGCGCGACGCACGCGCCAAGGGCATACCGGCGCTAGGCTCGGGGGTCATCTATCCGGTCGCCGAGTCGGCCTACGTGGTCGAACCGTTCGACATCCCCAAGCACTGGCGACGCGCCTTTGGCATGGATGTGGGGTGGAAGCGAACGGCGGCCATCTGGGGCGCCTACGACGAACAGAACGACACGGTGTACCTGTACGCCGAACACTACATGGCAGAGGCCCCGCCGCAGGTTCACGCCGACGCTATCAAGGGTAGGGGCGACTGGATACCGGGGGCCATCGACCCGGCTAGCGCGGGCTCGTCACAGTTGGACGGGCGCAAGCTTATCGACGAATACCGAACCCTGCTGTTGGACCTCGCGTTCGCGGACAATGCGGTCGAGGCGGGCATTCACGCCATGTACCGCAGGCTCGTCTCCGGGCGGCTCAAGGTCTTCCGGACGCTCGCAAATTTCCTCTCGGAAATCCGCCTCTACCGGCGCGACGAGAAGGGCAAGATCGTCAAGGAGCGGGATCACCTGATGGATGCAACCCGCTATCTGATCATGACGGGAATGCTGCGCGCGATCACCGAACCGCAGCGCAACTACTACGAAGACATGCCGCGCGGGCGCAGCGAAACCACGGGGTACTGACATGCTGGACGTCCCCGACACGTTTGAGCCCGAAGCGCCTGACGAACAGGAAGCCGGAGAAGCTGAGGCCCCTGAGGAAGCGGCCGGCCTGCAACGGCTGATGCAGTTTGCCCAGGCTAACGGCGATGTCTCGCATCTGCTGACGGATCAGGAGCTAACCAAGCTCGGGTCCGACGTTGTGGCCGACTGGAAGCGTGACGACGAATCCCGTTCGGACTGGAAAACGAAGGTCGAGGCCGCGCTGCGGACGGCGAGCCAAGAGGACGCCACGGCCAAGACCTACCCATGGGACAACGCGTCGAACGTCAAGCATCCGATCCTCACGGTAGCCAGTCAGCAGTTCGCGGCCAGAGCTTACCCGGCCATCGTCAAGGGCGACGAGGCGGTGAAGATCAAGGTGCTGGGCGACGCGCCGCCACAGCCCCCGGCAGAGGCCATGCAGGCCGCGCAACAGGGCGACCCGCAAGCCGGTCGGCTCATTCAGATGCTCATGGCCGCCCACCAGCGCCATGCCGCCAAGCAACAGCGTGCGGGCCGGGTGCAGACGTATCTGAACTGGCGCCTGTTCTACGGCATGGACGACTGGGAGTCGGACACCGACGCCATGCTGCATAACCTGCCCATCACGGGCATGGCGTTCAGGAAGGTTTACTACGACCGTCAATCAGGCGGAACGAAATCGGAGTTCGTCAACGCGCTTCGCCTGACGGTTCCGATGGAAAGCCAGTCGCTCAAGCGCTGCCCCCGCATTACGCAGGACTTCGACCTCTACCCCTATGAGATCACCCAGAAGCAACGGGCGGGAACCTATCGCGAGATCACCCTGCACGGGGATGGGGAGGACGAACAGGCCCCCCGACTGATCCTTGAGCAGCACCGACTGCACGACCTTGCGGGAGTGGGTTTCGAGCAGCCCTACATCGTCACCGTTGACGAGCAGACCAGCGAAGTCCTGAGGATCGACGCGGCCTTCTCGGAAGACGACGTGGAGATGGACCCCAACACTGGGGAAATCCTCAACATCCGCCGCTGGGTTCCGTTCGTGAAGTATCCGTTCCTGCCCGATCCCAAGGGCAGGGCCTATGCGATCGGCTTTGGGCATCTGCTGGCCCCGCTGTCGGAGGTCATCAACACCGCCATCAACCAGCTTCTCGACGCGGGCCACGCCCAGGTCGCGGGGGGCGGGTTCATTGCGGCTGGCTTGAGACTACAGGGCGCGGGACAGACTAACGTCATTCGCTTCAAGCCCGGCGAATACAAGACCATCAACGCCTCGGGGCAGGACATCCGCAACGCTATTGTGGACCGGACTGTCCCCAACCCCTCGCCGGTGCTGTTCCAGCTTCTCGACCTTGTTCTAGGAGCCGCCAGAGAGATCGCTTCCGTCAAGGACGTGCTGACGGGCGACACGCCCTCAACCGCTCCTGTTGGAACCACGCTGGCGCTGATCGAGCAGGGCCTTCAGGTCTTCACCTCGATCTACAAGCGTATCTATCGGAGCCTGAGAGAGGAGTTCCAGCTTCTCTACGAATGCGAGCGCCGCTACGGCGACCCGCAAGCCTACACCGACGTGCTGGACGATCCGCAGGCCAACTTCGAACAGGACTTCTCACCGGACGGCAAGGACATCGTTCCGGTCTCCGATCCCTCTGCGGTCACGAAGATGCAGGCCTTGGCCAAGGCGCAGGCGTTGCAGCCGTTCCTGGGCCAGCCGTTCGCCAATTCGCAGAAGATCTTCGAGCGCATCCTCGAAGCCATCGACATCGACAACCCCGAGGAGCTGGTCGCCCAGCCGCAGCCGCCCATCGGCTTGCAGGAAGAACTGGCCGGCAAGCGCGCCAAGGCCGC